AAATCTTAATACCATCTGCTACACCGCTTATATTTTTAGATTGTTTTTTAAGTTGTGCCAGTGTTACAGTTGAACCTTTTAGGCCATAAGGTTCTTTTTCTCTTTCCTCAAGACGAATTGCGTCTTCTTGAACGCCCCCTGCTACAGCAATCTCCTTACGAAGAGTGTAAAATCCCTCCAAAGTTGCTTGGATTTCTTTCTCTTTTTTGCCAATTTCGGGATATTTTTGAATATTAAAGGCGGTTACAGATGAAGATGCTGCGAATGCCTTTTCTTCAGTAAAATTGGCATTAAATACTTGATTATAATTATGCCAGGTATCTAAACTAAAAGGCTCCTTAAGACATGTATTTGTTGTAACTTTTGACATAATTACTTGAATCGCAGAGTAGGTTTGAAAAAGTGCGGCAATTTCTTGTGGTGTTATAAGACCACATAGAACTTTGCGGTGAAGACGAGGAAGATCACACATAAAACGTAGTTGACGTTCCAATATTTTTGTAGTATCTTCAGACCATCTCATATATTCTACTACTTCGCTAAGACGGGAACGAATTTCAGTTGCTTCTGAATAAGGACTCAGTAATCTATCACGCATGGCACGCTTACCCATTGAAGTAAGACATTTATCAAATAAGCCAATAACAGTCTCTTTTTGTACCAATCCAGTCATTTGAAGTTGTGTTAGAGCATGATTACCGCAAATAAGACGTGCTTGAGGAATCCATGGCTCATTACGATGAAAGGATTTTAGCATACTTGGATAATGCTCCTCCACAAATTGAAGTAGAAACATCAGGGATAATTCCTCGGATTCCGAGCGTATACCCAGATATGTTTTTGCGGGAAGTACTGATTTAATAGAATAAATCTTTTGAAGATATTCAGAGCGTACTAGTTCTTTAGAGAATGAGCCTGTTGTTTCAACTGGGTAAATATGAATAGGAATTGACTGCTGAATTCCGAAGATTCGGCGGAAAAAGATGTCGTCTGGTTTTACGGCTGTGTTTTGTGCCCGCCAGTAAATAATAAGCTCTTTTGGTTGAAAGACACTTAGCATTTGTACAAGATCGTCGGCTGTCCAAATATCTGCGCGACCATTTGCTACACCTGAATATGTCGTTGTAGTTCCCGTTGTTAGGTCAAGAGCGCTGGCACCGAATAAGGGCGCCTCTGATTGCGTAGTATTTTGAAAATATAGTGTTACCACATAGGGTGTATCAGTTGAACTAATATTCTCAATATGTGTACTTGGTGAAAGAATACGGGATACTTTTCGCTCTTTTACTTTTCCACGCGTATCTTTAATTTGGTCAACAATAACAACCGTCCAGCCCGCGGATGTTAGGCGACCGGCCCATTTGTGCATAACATAGTCTGGAAATCCAGCGAAGAGTCCCTCAGCATTTTTAATATCCTCTGGGAGTTCACCCCTTTTACTTGAAAGTTGAATACCTAAGTAATCAACAATCTCTTTAACATTACATTCAGTTTCTCCTGTCTCAGTATTCTGAATGTCATATAATTCATAGAATGATCCGACCATCAAAAATATGGCAGTTTTTGGACCATATTTTTGAGTGTATGTTTTGTAGAACTCAATGTATTCCTTGAACATTTTATTTATAGCGCAGTTTATGCTTCATAATTATATCGCGTCTAGGCTTTAGGTCATAATTTAAAATATTTTCAATTATTAAGAATGGCATCTTTTGCCGCGGCAAAATCTCCTGATAGATCTATTTCTAGTCTTAAAAAAAGTATTTCAGGTACTTTAGCATATAATGATCAAACTTTTACTTATACAATTTATCCCAATCCACACAATCAAGTGCCAAAAATTAAAAATGAATTAATTGAACTATTTGGTAATCGTATTCAAAAAGGTAAACATTGTTTAGATATAACTGAAGATATTGTTAAAGAATATATTACAAATAAACAATATACTGCTCTTATTTATGTAAAAAATAATAATACAGATGATTCTGCTACTGGCGCCCTTCAGTATTGGGATTGGTGTGAAGCAGGTGTAAAACAATTATGGATTAGCGATTTATGTCGTGTAAATAATACCAACAGTCGTAGTAATATTAGCCCTATTAGTGTTTTATTTGATATTATTAAAAATTTCTCTATTGAAAAGGGAATTACTGAAAACTATTTAATGGTTGAACGTGAAACACCAGGAACTGAAAAACTTTTAGAAATTTATGGCAAATATGAATTTAAGAGAATTGATTCATGTGTAGTAGAAAATATGATTGCTATGAAAAAGTCTCTTTTATCAAATAAAAATAATAATAGTTTAGCAAAAAATATAAATAATATGAATATTAAATCGGGCGGAAAAAAGTTAAGACGTACACAAAAAAAGAAGAAGGTATAAGAAAAATAATACTTATAATTACTAATAATATATTATCTGATTAATAAATTATTAGTAAATATTGAAGTTAATATAATTATAAATACATGTAATATTCCTGGAACTGGATCATTAAAATTACCAACAAGATAATTACACCATATAGTAATTACAATAGGCAGAAAGAATTGTAGTGGTAATATTATATCCAGATCTGCCATAATTTTTTAATCGCAGGCTTATAGTCGCAGGCTTATAGTCGCAGGCTTATAGTCGCAGGCTTATACTACTGGATAAGACGGATCCATCAATATACCACACTCACCATTGTCGTCAAATTTAGATCCACGACCAATGCGAATAAAGCCAGCATCTCCCCAATCTGGACCCCATGAGTTCTTTACCTTCCAGTAATCTCCCTGAGTAGCATCTGTTCCATATCCAACCACTAGAACACCATGATCCAGATTTACTCCACACGAGTCCGTTAAAACACCACTTGTATAAAACTGCCAGTCAGATCCATCAGCCTCTACCGCCACAGATACTGGTTGCTGCGCTACTGCCGTCATTAGTGCCTGCGTGCTCTTCGGCGTAACATCTACAAATGAACTAATCTTGGCAGCCTCGGTACACTTAGAACAGCTGCTATCAGTAACACCATTATACGCATAGGAGGCTTCCGTACAAAGTCCACCATTCTTAATAATATACTGAAAGGCGTTATCCATAATACCTCCATTACATCCCTGGTTTCCTTCAGCAGCTGAGCAATCCACTAGTTGCTGCTCAGATAACGACACTAACTTGCCCGTCTTAAGAAACCACGCACCCTCAACCGAGCCCGTTGTAGAAAAGGCCCAGCACGAACCGCATTGGCCTTGATTTTTAACAGGTGTAACGGCACCTTTAGCAACCCAGTCAACTTCTGTGGGTAAACTAGCGGATACATCCTCTTCCTTCGGGGTGTGAGTGCGTAGAAGTGGATTGCGAGGCGAATATCCATTTAAATGGACGGCCTTAAATTCCTCATTAGTTAAATCGGCGAATTTGTTTAGTCCGAGTGTTAGATTTCTCTTAAGAGAATTCTTGAATTGAATATGATTGTAATTTTCGGAGAAGACAGAAAAACGATACATATATTCAACATCAGATTCGTAGTTTTTACTGTTATTTACTTTCCAATCCTCAAATACCTCAGTTACGTTAGTTGTTGGTACCACCACATTAGCTGTTACCGCATTAGTCGCATCAGATACATTACCTAGTACGTTGCTTGAAAACAATAGTCCGCATAGAACCAAAAGAAACTTCATTTTATACTTTATACTATATGTTTAGCTTTTATATCGGCTTGTTACCAATAACACCCCTTTTCAACCCTTGTAAAATTGCTCGGTTTATCATCGGATAATGGCCGAATCCAATCATCATTTACCATTTTTAAAATATCTTTATTCTCAAACCATCTCTTTCCAATAACTCCGAAAAATATTTGTAATGCTCCACCTACATACATTACCGACTTACCTAGGTCCTTAAATATAAAATCACTTACTAACATTCCATATCCTCCCGCTGCTACTAATGCGATATCAAACTCTTTTAGCCCTCTTAATGACTCTAGAAAAGGCTGTAAATGTTCCTGCCAGTCTTTATCATCGTGATTTCCTGCGAGGGTAAGCGGAGGTTGAATAAATTGTAGGTCGCAGTCTTCAAACCATGGCTTTCCTGGAAATATCTTTTTAAGATTTAGAACTTGTTTAGAAAATGTTTTAGAGAAAGGATGAACAATTAGTATTCTTTTTCCTTTTAGAGCCGGCATCCAGTTATCTTCAAAATAATAGGGCTCTAATGCTCTTGCGTCTATTTTTGTGATTTGAGGAGTCCTTAATGAAATAAATTCCTGGCCGCTACCAGTATGTGTGAATACTTTTCCTGATATAGGCCACTCCGCAATAACTGTACAATGGTCATAGGATTCAATAAGGCTGGATGTATATTTTGCTAATGAGTCACTATTCTTTGTATAAATCCCCGCATTATTTTCTAGTTCTTTTAGTTCATCAACTATATCTAATACATCACCCTTTTGGTAAAAGTATGCCACTTTTAATTCGCATCCTGCGATTCGTCCAATAAAAAAGGGTTTATCTGATTCAATAATCCCTTTTATATATAAATTATCTTTTTTAACTTTATTCATATATAAATATTATATAGATATGGTTTTAGACTGAATAAATATTTTAAAATATTTATTAGTTTAGACTGAATAGCATTTATAAAGCCTTGTTCTTAACAACCGCCGCATCAGCCGCAATTTGTCTTAAAACATTTTCAGGAGCTTTTGAACTCGCTTTAATTAATCCACCTTTAATTAATTTATCTTTCAAGACCTCAATTGGCATCTCTTTTACTTTTTTGTGAAGTTTTTTCGCATGTGTTATACGCTTATGAAGACTTACTACTCCTAGTGTAATTTTACGAGATTTCTTTGTTTGATGTTTCTTTGAAGTATGCTTAAGTACTTCGGGCTTCTTAGGATTAAGATGAACTTTCTTTGTATCTGCTTTCTTCTTAAGTTCAACTCGTATGTGTTTAGTAGCACCACCTTGTTGTACTGTATCTGCTTTAAGGGCTGGTGTATTTGATATGTTTGGTGTATATGACGGGACTGGATGTATCTGAGGAGGAGCAGGATTAGTAATAGGTTTAAGCCATGTATTTGAATTAGGTGAGGCCGCTGCGGCGGCAATAGATGATGGAGATTCAACGCCCTTAACCGCATTTATATCTCCGCCCGCTTGCTTCTTTGTATAAGTGCGTTTTTTTCTGCCACCTGTCATTTCGGCTGCGGCCGAACCAGATAATGTAACTGTCTTAGTTTCAGACATACCTTATTATTTATAAGTAAGAACTTAATTTTGTAGTATAGATGAAGGAGACTTATACAAGTATAAAAAATATAATATATAAAAAATTATATCCATAACTCTTAAAAATTGATTTTAATTTTGATTAAAAGTTTTTAGTGTACAAAAATGTCCACTATAAATGATACTATTCCAAGCCATCGTCATATTCTAGAAACATTTATCACACAATCTGATGGAAAACAAATTATTAGTCATCAGATTGAGTCATTTAACCAATTTATGGAAGTAGACATTCCAGAGGTTATTCATATGGCAAATCCCATCACTTCTTATGGTTCACCGGAAATACCCCTGGCAGGACCGCGATCTGCCCTCGCTACTGCTACAGGCCTCTCAACAAGCGCAGCCAATGCTCTTATGGGTACTACCGCAGATGGAAGCATCACTGGAGATAAGAAAGTAAAACATGAATATGAAGTTACAATTGAGTTTGAAAAGATTTCAATTCGTAAGCCAACAATCTTTGAAAATAATGGTGCGATTCATCCAATGATGCCAAATGACGCACGTCTACGTAATCTTACCTATGCGGCGCCTCTGAATGTTGATGTAAAAGTTACAACAAGTTTTATTGATCATACACGGAATAGCATTCGCGAATCAAATGTTCGCATCTTTCCCAATGTTCATCTTGGTAAAATACCTGTTATGGTTGGTTCAAAGTACTGTCTTCTACATGACCAAAAACATGTTCACCCATCCAAGCTGGGTGAATGTCCTGAGGACTTAGGCGGTTACTTCATCATTCAAGGTGGAGAGCGCGCCATGATTTCTATGGAACGTATGTCTGAAAATCGCCCATTTGTTTTCCGCAATGGGCGCGGCAATGCTAAAGAAATGGAGGTCGTTGAAATTAAATGTATTGGACCCGATAATGACCAGGTGCCTAAATCAAATACTGTCAAAATCGTCTATCATCCTAAGAATCAGCTCATTACTATGCTTCGCGCTACTGTACCCCGAATCAAGACGGATATTCCGATCATTATTCTTTTCCGAGCTCTCGGGATACTAGCAGATAAGGATATTTATGAACTAATTGTTGGATATGATAATGATCCCACATATGACCACATTATTACCGAATCTATTCTTGAAGGAAGTTCAATTACAACTCAAGAACAGGCCCTTTTGTGGCTGGCAGAACATACTAATACATGGTCAATCAAGTCCCAAAAACAAAGTAGTGTTCATGACAGTCTTAGTGAGGAACTATTCCCTCACATTGGTGGGAGTGATATGAATTATGAAAAAGCGTGCTTTCTGGCACATATGACACGAAAAGTACTATGGACATCTTCAAAGCGTCTTCCAACTGATGACCGAGATGGTTATCCAAATAAGCGTGTTGATATTCCTGGCTTCTTGCTCGCTGATCTTTTCCGCAAAACTTATAACAATCGCATGGTTAAAGACATGAAGGCAGCGCTTTCTAAAGAAATTCATGGCGGTTCATGGAAGGCAACTGGAAATTGGACTGAAATTGTCAATATCAATAATATCAATAAAATTATTAAATCTACTATTCTGGATGTATGCCTAAAATCATCCCTTGCCACAGGTAGCTTTGGCAGTGGTAAAATTGGCGGCCCTTCAAAAATCGGCGTGTCTCAGGTACTTAATCGCCTAAATTATACTTCTGCGATTTCACATTTGCGCAGAATTTCAACACCGATTGAGAAAACAGGCAAGTTAATCGCACCCCGCAAGCAACATAATAGCCAGTTTGGCTATATATGCCCCTGTGAAACTCCAGAAGGTCATGGTGTAGGTGTAATTAAAAACATGGCATCTACTACTGCGATAAGTATCTTTGGCTCACCTGTTACTATTTACGCATTTATTCAAAATCTGGATAAGCTTATTCCACTACGCAATACATCAATTCAACAAAAGCATGACAATACACGAGTTTTCCTAAATGGATCCTGGATTGGTGTTTTACCAAATGAAGACGCGGTTGAAATTGTTGGCGCATTACGTAATGCCAAGCGCTCTGGTAAAATTCATATTCATACTGGTATTGTTTGGAAGAATTCATTTAAAGAATTATGGATTACTAGTGAAGCTGGTCGTGTTATTCGTCCTGTATACTATGCTCCCGCTATTCGTGAAATTGCGGCGGATAAAACTGGTGTACTAAAACAACAAATTCTTAATATCAAAGAGTGGAATCAACTACTCTTTTGGGAGACGCCTACTGAGAAGCACTTGTTTGAATATCTTGATGCGGGTGAGTCAGAGGGCGCATATATTGCCATGGATTATGAAGCATGTGTGAATGATCCTTCATATACGCACTGTGAAATTCACCCCTCTGTAATATTTGGCACAGCGGCTAGTGGAATTCCTTTCCCTGACCATAATCAATCGCCACGAAATGCGTACCAATGTGCTATGGGCAAGCAGGCAATGGGTATATATTCTCTCAACTTTCGTGAGCGCTTTGATGCGATGAGCCACATTCTTTGTTATCCAGAAATTCCAATGGTTTCGCCCTATATGAGCAAGTTCTATGGCGCACAAAGTCTTCCAGCCGGCCAAAATATTGTTGTCGCAATTATGACATATACTGGCTACAATCAGGAAGATTCTAATATGATTAACCGCGGCTCTCTAGATCGTGGTCGCTATCGCTCAATCTTCTATCGTACCTACAAGGATGAAGAACGGAAGAATCAAAGTAGTGGAGAAGAGGAGAAATTCTGTAATCCTGACTCGGTTGAAACTAAGCATATGAAGAACGCACATTATGAGAAACTGGCCGAAGATGGATTTGTCCCCAAAGATCAATTTGTCACACCAGATGATGTTCTAATTGGTAAAGTAGTTCCATTACGTGTAGCTACTGGGGCTGTTCTTCCAGCAGGTGCTAAGAAACAGCGAGATGTATCAAAGATGCCGCGCAATAATGAGAGTGGGTATGTTGATAAAGTATACAAAAATAGAAATGGTGAGGGATATTCATTTGTAAAGATTCGTGTGCGGAAGGACCGCATTCCTGAGATTGGGGATAAATTCTCTTCAAGGCATGGACAAAAAGGTACAATGGGTATGATTCTTAATCCAGAGGATATGCCCCAAACTGCGTCTGGCATTGTTCCAGATATTATCATCAATCCCCATTGTATTCCTTCGCGCATGACTATCGCCCAACTTATGGAAACACTCCTAAGTAAAATTGGATGTATGACTGGATGCCTAGGCGATGGCTCTCCCTTCAATGCCACAACTGTAGAGGACCTGGCCACTATTCTACGTGATAAATATGGCATGGAGCCACACGGAAATGAGATTATGTACAATGGATATACTGGACGTATGATGGAGACTAGTATATTCATTGGTCCGTGTTATTATCAGAGGTTGCGCCATTGTGCTGCTGACAAACAGCATAGTCGTGCGTCAGGACCCCTAGTTATGCTTACTCGGCAACCAGCTGAGGGAAGGGCAAGAGATGGTGGGTTGCGCTTTGGAGAAATGGAGCGTGATTGCGTAGTAGCACATGGTATGGCGGAATTTACTAAAGAGCGTCTAATGGAATGCTCAGACATGTTCTCATGCTATTCGTGTAAAAACTGTGGGCTTCTGGCCATTGCGAATCCTGAACAGTCAATCTGGGCATGTCGTGGTTGTGGAAATACAACAGAGTTTAGTCATATTAATATTCCATATGCGACTAAACTCTTACTACAAGAACTTGAAACAATGAATTTGAGTTCTCGGCTTATTACACAGCAGAAACTAATATGTAATGGCAGTTTAACTAAGTAAATAATTATAACAAATAAGTATAATATTTTTCATTATACTATATAGAAATGAAAGTCTCTTTTGTCTCCTATGTTGCTGAATATATTGGTACATTTTTCCTAATTCTTAGTATATTTGCCAGTGGCGGCAATCCTCTAGTTATTGGTGGAGCTCTAGCAGTAGTTGTCTTATTAGTAGGCTCTATCAGTGGAGGACATATAAATCCGGCTGTATCTTTGGCTATGTATATGAATGGTTCTATAACTCCTATAGATTTATTCAAATATGTATTTGTACAGCTACTTGGCGGTGTAAGCGCATTTTACGCATTTAAAGCGGTTAAATAACTTCATATATTTTAAAATTATGTTCTATTTTATTTAGTAAAGCCATAAATGGTGTATTATCCTTTCCATATATGAATGAATCATACATTAATTTGGCATTTCCTATTAGACTTTGTTTATTTATATAAAGCCATACAATAAATAGTAAAAATAGACCAAATGTGAAATATATATCCTTTAAATTATAGGACTCATTTCTTAAATAATAAAATGGCAGAATTTTTATTAAAGTATTTATAATTACAAACCAAATTATTGTTCTTATACTTGTTCCCCATATTATCATAAAAATAAATAGTACTATATTCTCTAATATTCCAAGTGTTATGGCAAATTTAGGACTAAATGATGTTAATTTTAAATAATATAGTATAAACCACAATAATATCCAATATGAAAATACCATATGTGGCGGTAATGCGGCCATCTATTATAATCGATAAAATAAATTATAATAGATGATTTAGATATAATACTATTTCTTGACTAATCCTATTTCTTGACTAATCCTATTTCTTGATTAATCCAAGTGCCAATATACACAATAGTCCTACTACAATAATAGTAGAAGGGTGTGTTAACATATTCTCAAAACCTTCTTTTTTAATTGGAGTTCCATCTGGATTAAATGTTTTAGCTTGTGAAACCCACTGATCTCTGTTAAGATTAACAGGATTTCCTGAGCGATCTGTATCTTGAACCCATCTAGTTTGTACATATCCATTACCACTTCGGGCAACTCCATCTTGTTCCCCTATCCAATTCTCTCCTGTATCAGGATCTGTGATCCTACCATATGAGTCACCAACCTGTAATGTTACTTGTTTACATTGAGGATATCCAGAGCCAAATAATGCGCTCATTAATGGGGCAGGGTTCAATGCGTTTTCTGCGTCTTCAATCATTCCTGGTGCTAATCCTTTTAGAGGAGGTAAACCCATTTCTGCCATAACTCTTTTAGTTTTTTCACCTAATGCGTTTCCTTCCGTTATCCCTTTCATATATTGCCACATATCCGCTCCATTTGAACATTTAACTCCCGTTTTTATAAAATAATTAACACCAAGAGGCTTTAAAGGCATACCAGTCGTTAACGCAGTTGATGGAGCTCCAAATCCAATTTGATCTGAATAGAATCCAACACCCTTTACTGCGTTAATGACTGATCCCATAGAACTACCTACCTCTACACCAATTTGTGGCGGCGTAAGCATGGCATCAGCCGGTTTATATGGAGATCCAAAAAAACCAATACCAGAAGGTATCATACTCGGAAGGATTGTTGTTCTTGTTTCAGAACCCTGTTGTGGAACAGTATTACTCATTTCCCTATTTAGGATAGACTATTTTATAATATTCTAAAGAAGTCTTTTATATCTCTAAATAAATCTATAAGTGATTTTATAATAACTATAATCAGTGTGTTCAAAATTTGAAAAGTTTGTTTCCGACACAATCAGGGTAGCAAATATGGAATCGTTATTTAAACTTCGTAATAACCTCACACCTGTCAAAGAACTTGAACCCTTTGAAAGTTGGGAGGAAGATGAAATATCCAAGAAATTCACGGTCGATGTCGATAGCTGCCCACACTGTTTAAATACAGATTGTCTAGACCGTGATGACTTAATTACCTGTAAAGAATGCGGCTTTGTTGTAGCCCGCCCTTTTGATAATACCGCAGAGTACCGCTACTTCTCTCAAGAAGATCGTGGAGGAGATCCTACTCGTGTTGGTGCTCCACAAGATCCTCGTCTACCTGAGGCTTCACTAGGAACAGTTATCTTAAATGGATATGGTACTGCTAAAACAATGTATCGTGTTCGCAAATATCATTCCTGGAATACTGTACCATATAAAGAGCGCTCATTTATCCAAACCTGTGAACGTCTCTCTCTTATTGGCCTAAATTCGGGTATTAACCAATCAATTATTGAGGAGGCAAAGAGTCTTTATACAACTCTACAGGGAATTGTAGGTCGTCAGGGACTAAGTCGCGACGCACTTCTTTCGGCCTGTTTATACATGGGATTGAAGCAATCGGGTTCACCCAGAAAGCCTAAAGAAATCGCAGACATTTTCGGTCTTAATTCCTCGACTTTCACCAAGGCACTTAAACAAATGCAGGAGGTTATGGCTCTTGCCCGTCAGAAAGGTCTGCTCAATAATAATTCGACCAATAAACCTAGTCAAGCTAATACCCGCGCCACCGAATATATTCAACTTCCTT